GGCACGGAAAGAGGCCATAGAAAAGGCAATTCAACTGTGGGAGGCGCTTATGGCCAAACAGCAGTATGAAATGCCGGCGGCCGAGTGGCGGCGCCTGCGGCCATTCTACACCCTGACCGTCGAGGCGCTGAAAAATGAGCGCGACCGGGCCGCGAGGCGCGGAGGCGTGAAAGAAACCAGGGAGAACAGCGAGGGCGCATAAAATGGCTATCAATATCTCTGACCTGCCGCCGAAATACCAGGCCCAGGCCGTAAAGAAGTACATGGAACAGCAGGCGCGGCGGGGGCCTTTGCCCTCCGCCGCCGCTGTGCAGGATCCCGGAAAGGTGAACAAGTACAGGAACACCCCGACCACACGGGTGACGCCATCCGGGGCCGTCCTCCACTTCGACAGCCAGAAGGAGGCCCGCCGGTATGACTTCCTGATCGAGCGGGAACGGCGCGGGGAGATCCGGGACCTGCGTCTGCAGGTTGACTTCACCCTCCAGGAGGCATACACGGACGCGGAGGGCCGCAGGGTCCGGGCCATCCGGTACAGGGCCGATTTTACATACTACGAGGGCACCCAGGGGCGGCAGGTGGTGGAGGACGTAAAAAGCCGGCCGACACGCACCCGGGAATATGCCATGAAAAAGAAAATGCTAAAGGACCGTTTTGGAATTGACATAACCGAGGTGTGAGGTGCAACAATGAGAACAACAAGGGGCACGAACCCGGAGCGGGAGGCCGTCAAAGAGTACCTGCAGCAGTACCATGACGCCAAAGCCAAAAAGCAGATACTGGAGGAGCGCCACCGCACCCTTTCCGCCGACCTTCGGGATCCGGGCGTAGGGTCCGCATACAGGACCATGCCGACCTCCAAAAGGCAGGCCAGAGAGGGCGGGGCGGTGTCCCTTGTGTACCGGATCGCGGAGGTGGAGGACCGGATCGGCCAGCAGCGGGAGGCCATGGCCAAAGCGGTCCTGCACGTCATGGACATGATAGACCTACTCCCCCAAAATTCCATGGAGCGCACCGTGGTGGAAATGCGGCATATAGACTGCAAGCCCTGGGAGAAGATCGCCCAGGCCGTACACATGAGCCGGTCCCGCGTATTCGACTACTACAACGCGGCACTGGACACCCTGCTGACCTACAAGCGCACGGAGAAACTGCTGGGGGACTACACGGCCGCCAAAGAAAAAAGCAAGCGCGGATAAAAGATCGGACGCCATCGGACTTTTTACTGTGCTATATTGATACCATGGAAATCGGGAGGGCCACCAGGGAAACACCTGGCGGCCCTCCCCTTTCCATACCATGGCCGGGCAAACCGAAAGCGCGGGGGCTTTCCTCCTTTCACCCTGTGGCGTCCAGAGTACACGAGCGGATGCAGCCCGGCAACAACCCACGCCAGGGGGTGCCTGTGGCATGGTGCCCCCTGGCCTCCCAAAAACACACGGCCGCCCCCCTGTTTGGGTCCTTCCTGGGGCCTGCGACAGTGCGGGGCGCGGAAGGCCCGGCATTTTTCTCCAGGAAAATCCCTGAAAAATGGGCTGTTACGTTACGCATTGACGGAGCGGGACCAGGGCGCCGGGAGCCATCCACCCCCTAAAGGGGGTGAGGCCCCAAAAAATCCAAAAGAAACGAGGTCAAAAAAGCGAAATCCACCACCAGGCGGAAAGCGAAACCGGCGGGGCCATCCGGCCGGCGGAGAAAAAGGGGGTGCTGCAGGTGGCGGGGACGACAAAAAAGACAACGCCAAAGAAGTCCACGACGCCGGCGGTGCTGACCGGAACGGTGCCAGAGTGGGCCAATTCCACCGCCATCGCCCAACTGCTGGGGAAAACCACTCGGCGGATCCAGCAGTTGACCCAGGATGGGATCCTGAAAACCGAGGTCCCGCCCGGCGGCGGGGCCAGGAAGTATCGGACCTGTGACACGATCCAGCGGTATATCGACCATGTGGAGCGAAAGGCCCAGGAGATCGGAGAGGGCGGCCGCCTGGCAGAATTGAACCTGAAAAAACTGGAGGCGGAAGTGGCCCTGAAAGAGAGCCAGGGCAGCCTCCACCGCCTGAAAACCGCCATAGCGGAGGGGAAATACCTGCCGGCGGAACAGGCCACCGAGGAACTGGCGGAGTTTATGACCGCCTTTCAAAAGTTCGCCATGACGATCCCGGCCCGCATGGCCGGAGCCATGTCCGGGTATGCGGACGCCATCACAATCCGCAACGCACAAAAGGCCATCCGCAAGGAACTGGAAACCATGCTGACGGCCTATGTGGACGCCATGCAGGTGGAGGACACACCGGGGGCGGAGCCGTGAGAAAGTACCGAGTAAAGCCGTACAAGGTGCCCAGGTGGATGGTGCCGGCCATTGAGATACTGCGGCCCAGGGAGCGGGTGAGCGTGTCCGTGTGGGCGGAGCGGAACCGGGTCCTGCCAAGCGGGAACGCTATACCGGGGCCGTGGCGGAACAGCGTCACCCCGTACCTGGTGGAGATCATGGACGCCTTTTCCGACGACACAACGGAAAAGATTATCTTTGTCAAGCCCACCCAGGTGGGCGGCACCTCCGCCATGGAGAACGCACTGGGGAGCCTGATCGACCAGGAGCCGGCACCCACGATGGTGGTATATCCTTCGGACGCCCTGGCGGAGCGCACGGTGGAGGCGAAACTGGAGCCGATGATCCGCCAGTGTAAGGCCCTGGCGGAGAAGTACCGGGAGCATGAGAGCAAGCGCCTGGAATTGAAATTCCAGGGAATGACCGTTTACCTGACCGGAGCGAACAGCGCGGCGGACCTTTCCTCCACGAACATACGAAACCTATTCCTGGATGAAGTGGACAAATTCCCTGGGGCGACAAAGAAAGAGGCCGACCCCGTATCCCTGGCCATCGAGCGCACAAAGACCTATTTCAACCGAAAAATCTTTCTTGCCTCCACCCCGACCCTGAAAACCGGGCCGATCTGGAAAGCCAAGGAGGAGGCGGACGCGGAAAAGCACTACTTTGTGCCATGCCCACACTGTGGGCAGTTTATCGAACTGAAATTTGCACAGATCAAGTGGCCCAGCAAGGACGACGTGCCAGACCAGACGGAACGGGCCGAAATGGCCACCTATGTGTGCCAGGCGTGTGGGTGTATCATCACCGACCGGGACAAGGCGGCCATGCTCCAGGCGGGCCGGTGGCAGGCCGTCCGCCAGACCACGACGACGCCCAAAAGTGTGGCCTACTGGATGAATACCCTGTATTCCCCATTCACCAGATTTTCCGATGTAGCCAGGGAGTTCATGCGGTCCAAGGACGACCCGGAACTGCTCCACAACTTCGTCAACTCCTGGCTGGCAGAGCCATGGGAGGACACGAAACTAAAAACCAACGCCGAAATGGTCATGGAGCGGCAGACGGAGGTTCCGGCCTGGTCCCTCCCGGCGTGGACAAAACTTCTGACCGGCGGGATCGACGTGCAGGAAAATTGCCTGTACTGGGTGATCAGGGCCTGGGGGGACTTTATGACCTCCCAAAACGTGGCCCATGGCCAGGCGCTTTCCATGGCAGAGGTGGAGCGAGTTATGAACACCGAGTTTTCCCTGCCGGACGGCGGAAAGGTCATGGTGGACCTGGCCCTGATGGACAGCGGCGACCAGACCGACGCGGTGTATGAGTTCTGCACCATGAATATGGACTGGGTGCGGCCCTGTAAGGGCGTCCAATCCCTCCAGGGTCATTACAAGATCTCCACCGTGGACAAGGCCGGGAGCCGGGCCAACGGTATGCAACTGGTCCTTGTGGACGGCGGCAAGTACAAGGACATGATCGCTGGGCGTATGAGGCGGCCAAACGGGAATGGGTCCTGGATGGTGCATAAAGACTGCGATCTGGAGTATGCGGAGCAGGTCACGGCGGAGCATAAGATCACCGAGCGGGCCGGCGGAAAAGAGGTCCAGCGGTGGGTGCTGAAATCCTCCCACGCGGACAACCATTACCTGGACTGCGAGGTGTACGCGGCGGCCGCCGCCGACGTGCTGGAAGTGCGGTCCCTGTTCCTGAAAAACCAGGACCGGGCGGAGGAGCAGGCACCAAAACCGGCACCGCCAAAGCCGCAGCCGGCGCCGGAAGAAAACTGGATCCAGCAGAATGAAAACTGGTTCTGATAGGAGGACACCATGGAACTGGACAACACAACAGCGACCCCGGCGGAACTGCTGGAGCAGGTAAACAAGGCGATCACCACCGTGCTGGTGGGCGGCCAGTCCTACCGGATCGGCAGCCGACAACTGACGCGGGCGGACCTTGCCATGTTGAAAACCCTTCGGGACGACCTGGAGGCACAACTGGCGGCAGACGAAAGCGGCCCCCTGCTGGGGCGCGCCTACGTGGCATTTTTCGAGGGGAGGTAAAACGGTGGGT